AAAAATGTGCTGAGGATGGGTGACTCCCGGGCGATGAAGGTGGTGTGAAGCCACCGTGCCCTTCACAAGGAAATGGAGTACGCAGGATGGAAAACCTTACCCCTTTGGAGCGCTTGTTTTTGCAGCTTCTCGCGAAGCTGAATGATCAGCAGCAGCAAGATTTGCTGAGGGTCATGGAGGTGCTCGAGCAGTCATCGAAGTAAGGCATTGTGAGCAGGGCCTTGGCGAGACGCTGAGGCCTTTTGTGATGAAACTGTGGAGCGGGAATTGTCAGTTTCTTGGCCATACTGCTTGCAGAATGTTGAATTTCAGTGAGGTGATTTTGTGGATGATGAACTTAAGCATCAACCTTTGTTTCGGACTGTTTGGTTCTGGCTGGCAATTTTGGTGCCTGTTTTTCTAGCATTGTTTCTAGGGGCTGGTATCTGGGTAAGCTCAAATGTTGGAAAGTGGTGCTTTGAATCTGGTTGTGTAAATTATTTTGTCGAAGTGTTCAAGGTTCCTATTACGATAGCCGGGTTGTCATTGCCACTTGTTGCTATGGTGGCCGCAGTGCAAAGGTCAAAAGAAGCTTATATACAGATTAGGCATGGCCAAAAGCAATATAGTGAGGCTGTTAGTAATAATCGGGTGGGGAATTATCTTAAGCATCGTGAAGGTTTTTATAAGCTAATAGAGAATTTCTGTGAAATTGAGGCTGTAAGCGCAGGTGATAGTAAGGTGTATATAGATGCGGGTTATCTTTATATGCGACTTTTTCCAAATAACAGTTTCGAGCTTCTTGAGTTTGTGCAAGGTACAGCGCCATTTTGGAAACGCCTAGATGAGAGTTTTTCCAAGATGGAGGCTTTTGTAAGCGATGCTGACAAAATTGGAGGTGATTTTGATTTGACAGGATTTATAACTGAACTCCAAACTGCCTTGAATGTTTTTACAGTTCGAATTGTTCCATTTGTAACGTGCGAATTTGGTGAGGAAGGTAAGAAAAGTAGCTGCATTTTACTGGGGGAAGGGTTCAGAAATATTGCTAACACTGCCACGTTTGCCCTGAGGCTGCTCATCGCAGTAAAGATTTATGCAGGGATAAAAGTGAGTTTGACCGCGCATAGGCTTTTATATAGTCCTGAGTTAAAGAATATGTTGGAAGAGTTAAAGGGTGAAATAGAGTTCGTGAAATGAATGTCTTGTGACTTAAAAAAAACCGGCTTAAGCCGGTTTTTTTATTTTAGGTAAAATTCCCTCAGTGCTAAGGTTGACATTAGCGATTCTTCACTTCCATATAGTGAGAATAGATTTAAATTGAATTGGTCTAGTTTTGCTAGGATGCTAAGTTTTTCTTTTTTGGGAAGAGTTATTTTATACATTCTGTCGTGGCTTTTGGGACTGTTGTATTCTTCGTGCGGGTGCGTGAAGTAATGGTTTCTTCCGTATTCGTTTGAGAATGATAGGCAGAGAGTGTACTGGGCTTGTTGTATTGAGTGTCTTTTGTGAGTGTCAATGTAGGGGCCGATGCTTTGAATAAACGGGCCGCCCCCAGCATAGCTTTTTGCAGAACCTAGATATTCCTGATATACAAAAATAGCAATATTACCTTCTGCTTCATTGGCGCATTCCGAATAAGCAAAAAGGGCTGCAATGTATGGTGAACGTGTCCAGTCGAGCAAGGGCGACGGGAATCCGTGGTGACGTAAGTATACTAGGTATTCTAAAGATGGGAGTGGAGCATAGTAGCTGTGCTCTGAATCTCGAATGATAGATCCATCCTTTAGAAGAATGGGGTCCCATTTTTTTTCTGCATGCAGCTCTGCCTGAAGCTTTACGCGGTCTGCACTATATAGATAATTGTCTAGCGATTTTGTTTTGGGTGAGTATCTTTCTAATGTGGTGAGAAGTGGCCAGTTTGAATCTGCATGACCACGAAATAGTAAGTCTGAGTAGTGTTTCCGGGACTCGCCCTTAATTTTTTTTTGTTCGGCGCGTAAATCTTCCACCCATGACTCGAATTCGCTAAATCTGCTAAATGACAGGATTTCCATTTCTTACACTGTTCTCGATTCTTGGCCAGTCGCTATTATCTTCATATGTAAGATTTTTTCCAGTCTTCGCCACTCTCGATCCACTGCGCGTTTTGCCGTTTTTTCTGAAGCATATAACCAACGCAACCTCCGTGGATTGCTCTGATCCCCAGCCGTCACTGTCTTCTCCTTCCCGGTCTTCTTATCGCGGTAGTACGCGATGATCCCCGTGAAATCCCCCTTATTCTCTTCCGCCAGACCCTCAACGGTATCTTCCGGCAGCTTGCTCTCCAGCTCCAGGCTGACGGTGTAACCATTGTCCGCACTGAGCGTGTGCTGCACGTTGCCGCCGTACCAGATGATCTCGTCAATCTCCGGCTTAACCCCCTCGAGCGTATAGGTCAGTTCCGGGATCAGATCCGGCCGGCCCATGGCCAGGGTATAGTTGAGCGTCGCGCTACCACGTTGTAGGCGATTGAACTCGGCCCGTGCCGCACGCAGGGCTGATTGGCGGTCGCTGTAGGTATGGCGCAGATCCTTCAGGTTCTCGCCACCGCCGGCGATGGCTTCCTGTTTCTTGGCGCTGTTCACATCGTAGAAGTAGGCCCGCACACCGTCGTAGCTGTCGCGGTCGGCTTGCAGATACCGGTGCTGATCGCCGTCCGCGCGGGTGAGGGTGACGTGGGGCAGCTCGGCGCCGCTGGCGGTCTTGCCGCCGCCGGCGGGCAGGCACAGCAGGCAGCCGGCCTTGACTGTCACCACGGCATCAAATTCTTCGCCGACGCGGCTGATCAGGTTGGCGTCGGATTCGTTGGCCTGGTCGAGCTGCAGGATGGGCAGCCCGTCGAGGGCACCGGCGATGGTTGCGGTCAGGCCGTTGCCCAGGGCGATATCACCTAGCACATCGCCGAACGTGGTGTTGCTCCAGCTGCGTTCGCGTTTGGTCTTCAGGCCCTTGCGCAGATCGGCGGAACGGGCGCGGATGCTCAGCACGTCCGGCGCGCCAGAGTGTTCGGTTTCATCGACGGTGTAGGTGCCTTTGTCCACCAGGCCTGTGTCACTCCAGCCCAGCCACAACCGAACCACCGCGCCCTTAGGCGGGATGGCCAGCAGCCCGTCATGGTCGCTGAGGGTGATGCTGAGTTGATCCGCCTCGATGCCACGATTGTCGGTCAGGTCCAGGCTCATCAGGCGCGGGCTTATCAGTTGGGCGATATCGTTGCCATCCACGGTGATGCGAAACGCCGGCACCGGATAGGCCGCCTCGCGCTTGTATCGCTCAATGGTCTTGTCCAGAAAACCGGTGACGCGGGAAAGGGCGGCATCGATCACAGCAGCTTCCTCATGATGCTGACGCCGGCGCTGGTACCGGCGCCGATCAGGTCAATCCGGTCGTCATCGATGCGTTTGAGGCTGAGGGTGAATTCGATGCGGCGCGGGGTGCCGTCGCGGAAGAAGATCGTCTTGGTTTCACTCAGGCTTTCGATGATCCACAGGCCGTAGATCCGACCGCTGCCCTCGACCATGGGCCAAGCCTTACCGGTGTTGGCCATCAGGCGCAGGGCGTCGAGGCTGAGGGCGCTGCCGGCGAGTTCCGGCAGGATGATGCCGGGTAGGGTGATGGAGTCATCACCACGACCAACGAACTGGCGAGCGGGCGCGGCGCCGACGCGGTTGCTGCTGGCGTGGCGCCATTCGGTCTGGCGTTGCAGCTCTTGGTAAGCGGCGGTGGAAAGGCTGAAAACGAACATGCCCAGGGCAAGCATCATGGTGGGTTACTCCAGGTCGGACAGTCTGCTGCGCTGGCGGGCGTTCTTTTCGCTGGAAACGCGGGCCAGCTCGGCGCTCACGGCGCGGGCGATGGCGCGTTCATCCATCCCGGGCGTGGTGTGGATGTTGATTTCGTAGGTGTCGTGGCTGTCGTAGGCTGCGGCCGGTGCCGGACTGATGGGAGCGCGATTGTCGATCGACACTGAAGAGGATGCAGCGGCGCCGGTCGGCAACTGCGGTAACCCGATGGCGCCCAACGGTCCGGCCACGGCACCGAGCGCACGCTGCCCTGCAGATACGACTTGCTTGCCCATGTCTGTGATGGCGCCCAGTGGGCCGTCCTGGCCACCCTCCAGACCTTGGGTCAGACCGGCCATGGTGAAACCGCCGAGCGCCGTGAACACGCGGGACGGGCTGTGGATGCCGAGCTTTTCCTTGAACATGTTAATGGCCGAATCAGCAATAGAGCTGACGGCGTTCGTGATCTGGCCCAACCCCGCGAGCAGCCCGTTGACCAAGCCATTGACGAGCATGTTGCCGAACTCGGTAAAGCGGCTCGGCAGATCCACGCCGAGGTAACTCATCACGCCAGCGAAGGCCTGGTAGATCAGACCAATGGGGCTGAAGTTGGCCAGCGTGGTGAGGATGCCGCCGATGCCTCCGCTGAATCCGGCTTTGATCTCTGTCCAGGCATTGGCGAAGTAGAGTTTCACCGCGTCCCAATTGGTGTAGATCAGGTAGGCTGCGCCGGCGAGGACGGCGACCACTGCGCCGATGGCCAAAGCTACCGGGTTGGTTGCGAGCCCCCACATGGCGATGCTGACGGTGCGCAGGGCGGTCACCAGCGAGCCGCTGAGCGTGCTGGCGAGCAGTCGAACGCCCTGACCCAGCAACGGGAACGCATTGCGTGCCAAGCCGCTGATGGTGGGGAATAGCTTCTGCATGATTCGCAGCGTGCCGCCACCCTGCATGCCGAACATCGCCATGCCGTAGCGAACCACGGCAAACGGGCCGAGCAGGCTGGCCATGCCGATAGCCAGACCACCGAACACGAACGACAGGCCGGCGACCAGAGCCACGACTTTGACCAGTCCGCCAGCAAGTTTCGGATTCTCCCGCGCCCAAGCGCC